AATCTCGTGATTCTAATACTCGTCTTGCGAATTGTTCTCTTGCCTCAATGTAACTACATTCTGATTTGGAGTTGCAATAATAAAGTATTTCTCTGGTGAAGTTTTCGGTGCCTAAAGTGATTACGTCTGCGGTTAATTCTGGGCTTGACCCATAGTACTCTCTCCAATCACTATCGATCTTGGAGCGTATCTTCTTCCGCTTCTTGATGCCGTTTTTTTGTTTTACAGTCTTGTAAGTTGTCTTCGAAAATTTTGCTAATTTTTTGCCTATGTACTTGCGTCCAGTGAGATTGTTTGTAATCAAGTAAACAAATCCAACACATTCTTCGGGCAACGTCTCAACTGGGGTGTCTTGATATAGCCATGTCATGTGTTGTATGCGATTTATCCTTGCGTTATAGTTATCTCTTTCACCAGGAAGTTGCGTAATTTTTGTCTACTAGTGAACTTGCGCATTTTGTTTGACATTCCTGCCATTTAAACGCTTGAAATTCTCCAGCCCAGAAAGGATCTGCCAGTACGTGTGTTAAGGTTCTTTTGTGTAAATCAAAGTTTTCTGCCAGTTGTTGCCATTCAGAATTGTGATTGTATCTGTTGGCTACCCAACAGCAGGGAAATAATCTGCCGCGAGCATCAATGTACAATCCTTTGTTGCCTATCTCACATAGCGGTGTAACACCGTTGCGACTTTTAATTTGATTGAATAGTTGGTTGTTTGTGAGTGAAATCGTGGGTGTGTTGTCTGCTTCTATTAGAATGGTAACTTCACGTTCGAAGCGATGTGAACTGCTGACAAACTTTATGCTGGGTTGTAATGGATCGTCTGTGCCATAAGATGCATACACACTGCCAAACTTTGTGCTCTTGGTCAATTGAAATCTGTTCACTCCAAGTTGTTTGGCAACTTTTTTCATTGTGTCTATGTGATGTTCGTTGAACTTGAATGCAATAGCCGCCCACACAATCTGGCAATCACTCATGCTACGCAATGTTTGTAACCCATCGATGATGCTGTCATAGTCGCTGTTTACTCGATACAAGTTGTTGCTGACGTTATCGTAACCATCTATACTGAAATGCACACTGTCGTTGCTGTCCAGCAGAGTGCCCAATTGAGTCCACCAGGTTAATTTCTTATGTGATCCATTGGTAACAATGACAATTTCAACTGGTTTGACGCTTTTGATATACTCAACAACAGGAATCAAATCATGTGCATAGATGGGATCACCGTCATCACCGCAGAACGTGATCTTTTCTACGTTTGCTTGTATAAACTCTGGAGTGAAGTTGCGTTTGAAAAATTCTAAATCTAGTTCTGTATTCACAAGACTGTCAGGAACTTCTTGACGGGCACAACGAGGACACCGCAAGGTACACTTGCTAGAAATCTCAATATGAAAATGCCAAGTTGCTAACATTATGCAAGTTCTACGTCAGTGTTGTAACTGGTAAAACCATTCTCTTTGACCACCTTGAGAATGTTCTCCACACGTCCAGCCAGTTCGTCTCTGTGCGATACCAGCCAAATGCTCTTGTGACGTTCTCTGCTCATCTTCTTCAGCAGGGCCAAGGCGTTCTCCACACCTTGTGTGTCTAGGCCGTTGTCGATCAGTTCGTCAATGAACAACAAGTTGATAGGCGAATACAAACTTTCCCACACGTCACGGAACGCCCATGACATTGATAGGATCAATCGGTTACGCTCACCGCGTGATAAGTTGTCAAAGTCCAGTTCACGACCCAGTTCTTCGATGCTCACAGTCAGGTCGTTTTGAAACTTCACAGTGTGTGGCAGTCCAATACGATCCAGGTAGTGTGTGAGACGAGCATTTAGATAACTCAAGTTTTGATCAATGATTTTCTTGCGTACAAAACTGTCCTTGCTTGTCAACAGTTTGAGCAAGAAGTCTTGATGATCTTGCAGTCGAGTAAGTTCGTTCAGGGTATCATAGGTCACAACTTGTAAGGCTTGCCCTTGCATGTCTGAGATTTGTTCTTCATACGGATCCACATCTGTAGATCGTGTGGTTAACTCTTTGCGTAAGGTTTCCACAGTATTACGATGATTCAGGGCCTGCTCTAGTGAATCATAAAACACCGTGGGTGCTGTGCCTAGCACACCAATCTGGGTGATGGTATCTTCGTGCCCTTGACGTTGTGTGTCATTGGACAAGAGTTGTAGTGCTGTTTCTTGTACCAGGGCCTGTTTGGCCTGTTTCAACTCATCCTGTTTGTCATCATGTAAATCTTGACCACACGAGTGACAACGGTGAGCATCTAGTGCCGCAATCTCTGTCTTGAGTTTATCTAATAACTTGTTTAGTTTGGCATCGTCTGCGTCAATTTGACGAATGTAACGGTTGGCATCATCTAGAGATTTTTTCTTCTCATGAAATACGTCTAGATCTCTGTGTGCTTGTACTTCAGCATCAATGTTGATGTGCTCAAGATCCGCGATGGCCTGTTGTAATTTACCCACATCTTCGTCGCGCTTGGCAATCCAAAGACGCTGACGTTTGCGCAGGCTTTCAATCTGTTCTTCAATGCGTTTGTTGGCTTCTTGCACAGCACGTATGCGGAACTCTTCTGCTTGAATAGCATCTTTGGTTTGGCGGTTAAGTTCTTTGATTGCATCTGCACGTTCACTCAGCAAGGTAATACCCAACAACTGCTCAATGATAGTGCGTTGATCATTGGCTTTCAAACTCAAAAACGGTTCTGTGTAGGTGTTCAGCGCCAGCACATGTTTGAACATGTCATGACTCATGTTCATTACCCGCTCAATAGCATCTTGTGTTTCTCGGCTGTCACCTTGTGCTTCATCTTCGGCGGCCTTGTGTTCGTTGTTGATGTAGAAACGCAACACGTTGGGCTTGCGTCCTCGCTCAATTCTGTACTCTTGTCCGTTGACACCAAAGTCCAAACTCACCAACATGTTCTTGCCGTTGGTCTTGTTTACTAGGTTGTCTTTGCGGATGTTACTCAGTGCCTGTCCATACAAAGCATAACTCAGCGCATTGATGATTGTGGTCTTGCCTGTGCCATTGCGTGAACCGTCGCCACCGAGATCCAAGTTCTCGCCCAGTACCAAGGTAAGGTCGTTACGGTCAAAGTCAATGCCTTGGGTAGCTGCACCCACACTCATAAAGTTTTTAACAGTTAAGTTTTTAATTTGGATCATGTTGATTGTTGCTTATTTGATTTAAAATTTCAGCCGCGGCGCAAAAGCCAATGGTGGCAGTTACTGTTACGATTGATCCGTAACCATCACATGATAAGCCTCCGGTAGTGATTTGATTGCGACTTTCCTGAGAATATACTGTATTAATTTTAATTTTTTTCTTGGGATCTTTTTCAAAATTAAATTTTTTCCTTAGTTGTGCTCGTATTTTTGATAATAACGGATCTTGTATACACTTGGATAGATCTGAGATGGTTACTTTAGTAGGTTCTTTCTTGCCACCTGCACAACCGCACATTATAAAATTTGCTTTATTTTTTCTTGCCCACAATGCCATGGCAATCTTACTCGAAACAGAATCAGTAGCATCAATAACCGCGGCACCAATCGGTAATAGTTGGTTAATATTTTCAGGAGTAACAAAATCATCTATGAAACTAATTTCAATTTCGTTATTAATTTTACGTAATCGATCACCCATCACTGATACTTTGGATTTTCCATACTCGCCCTCTAACGCATGTAATTGCCGATTGGTATTGCTAACTGACACATGATCAAAATCGATCAATGTTATTTTTCCAACCCCACTTCTTACTAGTGCTTCGGCAGCCCAGGATCCTACACCACCAAGTCCAACTACAACCACGTGAGATTGTTGAAACTTGTTGAGTGCGACCTCTCCGTATAAATTTAATACTCCTGTTAGTCGTCGGTCATGCAGGGTAATAATCATAGATTTAGATGTTTTATAATTTCTTTGGTATTAGAAAAGTATTCTAATTGTTTGAACGGCATCTCAGTATGATACATGCTTTCAAGCACTCCGTTGATATAACTTTCTTGTAACAGTTTCAATTTGGCGATTGGTATTTCCTGTTTGTTCTGCACACCGAAAATTATAGAATCTGCTTGAGTTTTGTCATATTTGTAAATTTGGCGCTTAACAAATTCCTGGTGTAGTATTTCTAACTCAAAAACATTGTCAATGATTGTGCCATACCAAGCGGCCAAGTTGTTCATGGCATTGATAAACAGTTGTGTATTATAAAATTGTTTGAACTCAAAGTCAAATACCTGATGCTCAGAATCGTAAACCATCCGGTCTAGTTCAGATATGAGTCCGTGCGTGGTACCATCACGGAATCCAAATTTAAAAAACTCTCTAAGTACGTATCTGGGACAATCGGGAGATTCTTTGGATAATCTAATTTCTGGGTATGCGTCGGTTATATTTTTTATTAAATTTTTATAATGTACATTGTTTAATTTGTTGAATGTGTTTTGTTCCAACACATCAGAATCTATGTTCATCTCGCCTGCACGTAAAAAACTTACTGAAGATAACAACAAAAGATCACTGGGTTCAAATGTTATTTTTATAACTTTTTTGGTTAACGCAATCCCCTTTGACATGTAGTGATTGGCCACAAACAATCTGTTTTTTAAATAACTTTGTGATTTAGTATGACTTGCTCCTGCTGTGTTGAACGGGCTAAAATTTATATCAAGTTTACCCAGAAATTTGTTACACACAAACTCTAAAAAATTACCGTGACTTCCGGCCACAAAGTCAATTGATACTTGATGCATAGTTTAGTAGTCTTTTAAATTTGGCAATTAACAATTTACTGTTGATGTTAAACAAAAATTCTGTTGTAATATAATTACTGGGAATAATGTTGACCAACTCGTGCAATCGATCACTAAAACGATAATCGTCGGTGGTCCACAATGGCACTCGAACATGCACCAGGTCAGACTGTGTGCTTTGAGTCAAGTCAGTTAAAACTTCTTGCATTTGCACGGCACTCCGATATTTAAGTAAGGGACTGTGATCAATAATCAGTACAGATCCAGGAAAGTTTCTACTGGGGAATTTGAGTTTTTCAAAGTTTCGATCGTCAAATACGCTGTCTATTTTTTCTTTGCTCATAGACACATTTTTACACATATACAAACTTTCCATTTTGTGTATATCGGCCTCGGGAAACGCCTGTTGGTAAACCCATCCACAACTGTCGACAATGACAATTTTTTTGCCAGTATATTCTGATTCAATGTCAATCAAATTGCTCTTGTGCATTTTTGTCACGGGGTATGTGTGACGATAAAACGAATCAGGACTGCGATTGATTGCTTTAAATGTTAGTGGTTGATGATCCATATATCCATGTGACTGGCTGTACAAAATTCATGTGACGACCTTGGTCATTGTCAAAATAATCTGATTTGATCACAACATATCCTTGTTTTTGCGCAATGCTGGTCAACAAATTTATAATTGTTGCTCCGCTGTCCATACACCGATCAAATGTTATATCAGTATTGTTGCCAATTATTTGATATCGATTGACACTGATATAGAAAGTTTCAAACTTATTTGGTACTAGTAATTGTTTAACTGTATCAATCATTTCTGACAACCACAGTGGACGGTTAATTATAGAAACAAGATGTTTACTGTTAACATCAAGATCAAGCATAGCAGCAAATTCAACATCTGTGCCAATGTACTTAACTTTTTTATTTTTAAACAACTCCAACACCACCTGATCCTGCGAGCAGGCCTTTTGTCGAAGTTGTAACGATCTCCAACTCATAAGGTTTGATAAATCTTTAACAATAATTTATTATCGTAGAATTCACTTTCAATGTTGGTGATTTGATCTGTGACAATTTGATCTACAGATTCAAACTTGACTTCACCGGGAGCCATGTCGGTGTCTACTGCGGAGTTCTTGTTGGGTATCAAGGCCATCTCTCTCAGGCCATACTCCTTGATATAAGTTTCTTTGATGAAGTTGGCTTCTTCGTATGAAATTTCAATGTCCAACTGCACACGCACATGCATGCCTGGCGCAAGAAGGGTAGGTGCGTTGTCAATAATACTGGCCAGTCCCAGCACACGATACCTTGGTTGATCGGGCCAGGCATGAAACTCGGGCTCCTTACCCCACTCTAGTATCATCATGCCACGTTCGTCATCTCCGGCATCCGCATAGTTGTGCGGGAAGCAATTGCCAATGTAGGTGATGTTTTTTTTGGTTTGACGTTTGTGGAAGTGTCCGGTGAACACATGTTCAAAGTTGTTGAAGTCTTCTCTGCGCACTTCACCGTGGTCTGGCATCTCCACCATGGCGTTCATTAGATATCCGGGCAACTCAAAGTGCCCGAACATGTACTTGCCTTTTAGTTTGGGTATGCGTCGATGATCATCGCCCACAAGCCAAGGTGCAATAACCACATCGCCATTGCAAAACCAATCGTTG